ACGTCCCGGCGTTTCATACCCTTAGATTCTATGGGGCATCGGACCACGCGGTGTCGGTAGCCAAGTCCGCCGACAAGACCTGCCTGATGATCGTCGCCGTCGACGAGAAGGACCACATTTGGATCATGCCGGACATGGTCTGGGACCGGATGGATTCGCACCAAGCGGTCGAGAGCATGATCGTGCTGATGAAGAAATATAAGCCGATGTTCTGGTGGGCCGAAGGCGGCGCCATCACCAAGAGCCTCGGACCGTTCCTGCGCCGCCGCATGGCCGAGAAGCAGGCGTTCTGCGCGATCGACCCGATCAATCCCGCCGCCGACAAGCAGCAGCGCGCGCAGGCGATCCAGGCCCGCACCAGCATGAAGATGGTGCATTTCCCTGGTTTCATTCGCAGCTGGTCGGAAATGCAGGACCAGATCCTGAAGTTTCCGCATGGCAGTAACGACGACGTGGTCGACACTCTGAGCCTGATTGGGCTAGGACTGTCGAAGATGCACGGGCGAACCCGCGGCAAGAAGATCGAGCCGGAAGTGAAGACCGGCACCTACCGCGAGCTGTTTGCACACACGCGCCGGCGTGAGGGTCGCGACTTACGGGCGAGGGGCCTGCAAGGATGGTAGACGCCTTTCAAGACGACATGATGCGCGTGTTCGCCGGTTTCGACGAGAAATCCAGCGAGCCGGATATCAATCCGACCACCGGCAAACCGAACTCGATCCCGCGCGCCAACCCGGATCCGCCGGACCGCCGCCGCAACCTGGTCCGTGACTGGACCTCCAAGGTGAAGAAGGCCAAGCGGTACTGGAAGCCCAGCTTCGACCGCATGCGGGAAGACCAAGAGTTTTGCTTCGGCAAGCAGTGGTCAAAAGACAGCAAAGACAAGCGTTACGTCGCCAACCTCACGCTCAGATTGGTGGCGCAAAAGACCGCGTTTCTGTACGCCAAAAACCCAAAAGCCGTCGCGAAAAAGCGGCCCCGGCTCAACGCCACCTCCTGGGACGAGAGCCAGACCACGCTCAACCAGCTGATGCAGTCTGCCGCCATGATGATGCAGCAGGCCCAGCAAGCCGGCGCTATGGGTGCCGGACCGATGGCGCCTGGCGGGATGCCGGGTATGCCGCCAGGCATGGCCGGCCAAGTCGCCGGCGCCGTCGGCAGCGCGGTCCAGGGCATGATGCCGATGGCAACCGGCAGCCCGCCCGACATCGGCATGCTGATGGCCGGTGGCATGCCGCCCAACCCGGCGACGATGCCGTCGCCTTCGGTGAACCAGATCTCCGGCCAGATGGGCGCGGCGCTCGGCGGCGCGACCATGCCAGGCATGGGCGCCGGCCCGATCCCCGGATCGATGCAGCAACCGCAGGGGCTGGGCGACCAGCTCGGCCAGGCTGCGGCTGGCGCCGCCGCCAACGCTATGGCGCCGCCAGGCTCGCCAATGATCGCCCAGGCGGTCGGTAGCGGCATGGACATCATGATGGATGCGGCTCGGGTGAAGTCCGAGAACCTGATGATGGACAAGCTCGCCCGGACGCTCGAGCTTTTGTACGCCTACGAGGTCGACAACCAGCCGCATCCGTTCAAGTCCATGCTGAAGATGTCGGTGCGGCGCGCCGTCACCAACGGCGTGGCCTATGTGAAGCTTGGGTTTGAGCGGGTGATGCAACTGCGGCCCGACCTGGAGAAGGGCATCGCCGACGCCAACGAGCGGCTCGCCACGCTCGAGCGGCTGGCGGCCGATGCCACTGACGCCATCACCGACGACAGCGACATGGAAGCCGAGCAGCTGCGGTTGTTGCTGAAGGATCTAACCAATGCGCGTGGCGCGGTGGTGCGGGAAGGGCTTACCTTCGATTTCCCGCTGTCGACCAGGATCATCCCCGACATCAAGTGTATCGACCTGCGCAACTGGGTCGCCGCCGGCTGGGTGGCCGAGGAGTATCTCTTATCGGTTAGTGAGATCGAAGAGATCTATGGTGTTGATGTACGCGGCCATTGCACCGAATACGGCAGCGACAGCGACACCGATCCATCCAAGGCGATGGAAGACTGGATGAGCGCCAAGGACAAAGACAAGAACCGTGGCGAGCCGAACGCGATCGTCTGGGAGATCTACAACCGCAACGACGGCCTGGTCTATGTGGTCTGCGATGGTTATCGCGAGTTCTTGAAAGAGCCGGCATCGCCAGAGATCTACAACGAGCGGTTCTACCCTTGGTACGCCTTGATCTTCAACGGCATCGAGGACGAGACCGAGCTGTATCCGCCGAGCGATGTCCGCTTAATGCGCGACATGCAGCTCGAATACAATCGCTGCCGCGAGGGCCTGAAAGAGCAGCGCATCGCCGGCCGGCCGTTCACCGCGGTGGTGGCCGGCAGTATGGACGAAGACGACATGGAGAAGCTGACCAACCGCGAAGCCAATGCGGTGATCGAGTTCAATGCGTTGCAGCCGCAGCAGGACATCAAACAGCTCCTCCAACCCTACGCAGGTCCAGGGATTGATCCAAACCTGTACGAAGTAAATCCGGTTTACGAAGACATTCTGCGGACCACCGGCATCCAGGAAGCCAACCTTGGTGGGACCAGCAACACCACCGCGACCCAGGCGCAGATCGCCGAAGGCAGCCGCATGACCAGCATGGGGTCCAATATCGACGACCTCAACGACCTGCTGACGCAGTTGGCCCGCAACGGCGGCCAGATACTCATGCGCGAGATGAGCCAGGAACGGGTGAAGAAGATCGTCGGCCAGGGCGCGGTGTGGCCGGCCGAGCCGGTCGCCCAAGACATCGCCAACGAGATCCTGCTGGAGATCGAGGCCGGCAGCATGGGACGTCCTAACCAAGCCCAAGAGATCGCCAACGCGCAGCGGCTCATGCCGCTGCTCATCCAACTGCCCGGCATTGACCCGGAATTCCTGGCCAAGGACACGCTACGACGGCTCGACGATCGACTCGATCTGACCGAGGCCTTCAAGTCGTCGCTGCCATCGATCGTCGCCATGAACGGGGCAATGTCGGGCGCGGGCGCCGGCGGGCCGACTATGCCTGGTGCCGGTGCTGGCGCTGGTGCCGCAATGGGGCCGCAGGGCGCGGTCAATGCGCCAGATGGCGGCGCTGGAGCGGCGCCACCACCGTCGGCACCGGACGCGCAGACAACTCTGTCCGGTTCACCACCAGGCCGGCCGCACCCGATGCCGCAGCAGGTGACGATGCCGACCATGCCAGGTTGATGACAAAGAACCTGAATTGACGTAATGATCAATTGAAGGTGCCGATCGGCACCGGGGGAATTTAGTATGGCAGACGACGACAAGCACCTACCCACCGCGGTAGAGCAGTCCGTCGAGCAGGTGCCTTCGCCAGGTACGGACGCCGGCGATGTCGGCGGTAGTCTCCTAGACGCCATCCAGAGCGCAGTGCCTGAGCTGCGACAGGACGACGACTATTCAGACACCGACGGCTCAAAGGGGGATTCGCCATCCCAAGTCGCAAGGAAGTCCGAACGCGAACCCGAATTGTCGGAAGAGCCGACACCTGACGAACTAGCCAGGCTTTCCAAAGCCGCGCAACGGCGCATCAAGAAGCTGAACTCGCAGCGACAGAAACTGTCGGGCGAGGTGCAGCGACTGAAGGCGCTCGAGCCGGACGCTGATATGGCGCGCAAGGTCACCGATTATCTTCGCAAGAACGATATCGGTCAGGATGATTTCCTGTTTGGCCTTGAGCTGATGGCGGCGATGCGCCGTGGTGACTTCGTGAAGTTTCATACGGGCGTGCAGCCCTACATGAAACTCTGCGAGGAATACCTCGGCATCTCGCTACCCCCTGATCTGCAGCAGTCAGTGCAGCAGGGGCATATGACGACACAAGCCGCGGCCATGTACTCGCGAGAGCGCATGGACAAGGCGATGGCGCAGAACAATGCGGTCCGACAACAGGCCGCGTTGCAGCAGCACCAGCAGATGTCGCAGAACCAGCAGCAGCAATTGCAGCGGGAGATCTTGGCCGAGAAGGTGGCGATAGCCGTCAATAACTGGGAACTGGGAATAGTGCGATCGGACCCTCGCTATGCGGCGAAAAAAGCCGCTGTTCAGTCCACGATGATGGCACTCGTCGGAGAGTACGGTCCACCCAAGTCGCCCGAGAACGGCATCCAGATCGCCCAAGAGGCGCTCCGCCGTGTCAACGAGCAGTACAAGGCCTGGTCCCAACCTCAACGAATGCCCACATCGCGCGTCCCGAGCAGCACCGGAAGAACCGCTGGTGTGGCACCCGAGCCTACGTCACTGCTGGAAGCAGTCAGATTTGCTCGCGAGGGAGCGCCGCGCCTCTAATTCCAGAGGTGCTTAAATGCCTACCTATTCTGCTCCACTGCTCGCGCATATCACTACAGCTGCGCTGGACTACTGGATGAATAAAGGGACCGCCTTCCAGGAGGCGATCCAGGAGAAGCCGTTGCTGGCGGCGATGGAATCCAAGAAGAAGACCTTCCCCGGCGGCAAGGGGAATATCATCATCTCGGTCAAGGGTGACTTCGGCAACACCGCGGCGCCAGGTACCGACGACCAACTGAAAGGCTATCAGTTGGATGACGTGGTAACCTATTATACCCCCGCCAACCTGACCCAGGCCGTGTTCCCGTGGAAGGAGATGCACATCGGCATCATGCTCACGCACAGTGAGCTGAAGACCGATGGAATTACCGTTTCCGATTCCGGCAACATGGACGACACTTCCGAGCACTCCGGCCGCGACGACACCGTGCTGGTCGGACTGTTGCAGGACGCATTGCAGGACGTCAGCGAGCAGTACGCCCGCTGCATGAACAACCTGCTGTGGACGAACGGCGCCACCGACGCCAAAGCTTTGGCCGGCATGGCGGCGTTGATCACCGACGATCCGTCGACCGGCATCGTTGCCGGCATCAACCGGGCGCAGAAGCCGTGGTGGAGAAACCGCGCCTATACCTCGGCTATGGGTACGGCGGTCACCGGCACGCCGGCGCTGTCGGCCTGGGGCGGCGGCCCGATCACCTCGTCTGCAGCCAACGGCGGCGCGCTGATCACGCTGTTGCAGAAGGAGTATCGCCAGCTCACCCGCTACGGCGCCAAGCCGAACACGGGATTCTGCGGATCCGACTGGCTTGCTGCTTTGGAAGCCGAGCTGCGCGCCAACGGCAACTACAGCATGCAGGGCTTCTCCGGCGCCAAGGACGTCAGTGTCGGGCAAATTTCTTATGCCGGCACCGACTT